ATACTAATGCTCTGCTCTAGTGTCTCGTGTTGACACGGTCCTGCTATAATTCTCATTTGTCGTCCTTTACTACGTAATACATTGTTACTAATTGATCTAATAACTTTTCTAATGTAGGATGTTCTTCTGCCAGTCTACATAAATCTTGCCAGTCACTGTATGACAATAAATCACCTTGTGCTCTAGCTACTCCTGCAGGGTCACCACCTACTATCCAGCGTGGCAATTTGTTATTAGGAGGGTCACGATAACGAGCGTAGACAACACCGTCGCTACGCTCATATATCAATGCTTCACCTGAGATAAGTGCGCCCAAATTAGCCAACTGCTGTTCCGCTTGTGCGGCGTTTAATGTCACTGTGATTGAACTCTGCCCAATACAATTCAAATGCAACACCATCTTCGATGCCTTCGAACTGATGAATCTTGCCTGGCTTAACTTGTGTAAATTCGCCTGGGCCTAAGATAGTTTCATCGACTAGTCCTTGATCGTCTTGCCATACACGTATAAGCATCTTACCTGATTCTACAAAGAAGCCATTCCATTTAAATTCGTGTTCATGTTCTGAACATTTAAATCCTGCTTTGTATTCGATACGGTGAAATTCTAGTACGCCATTTGCGTGAATTAATTCCGTTGATCCCCAAATTTTGCCTGCTTTAATTGACATTTACATTAACCTTTCATATTCAATAATTTCACATTGTCTACTAATATCTTTTACAAAAAATGCACATAACGGATTTGTTCCTTCTGTAATCGGAACACTTAGTAATTGTCCGTTTTTCATTTTAGGAAAATACCATTTTACATCTGTATAGAAGTTTACAATATTAATAGATGCAAAGTCTGTTTTAAAGCTCTTCAACGGATTATACAAAAATGCTTCAAACCCTCGATCGTTAATACTTGTTAATGGAAGTATTTCTAAGTCAGTTCCGCTTTCTGAACAGCCTACTGCAATACTCCAATCTACTGGCATTGTAATTTCTTGTCCGCCAATATCTAATACCATTGCAGGTGCACTAAATGATTCTAGAAAAATTAATGGTACAAAGAAAAAATCCGGATTTTTAGGATCGCTATTATCTAGTACACTAAATCGTACATCGTCTTCAATTTGATCAGGCAAATCATCTAAGTTAAAGCATTTATTTTCTAATGTTAAAATTCTCATAATTTTTAATTCCAGTCTATTTTTTCAATCGTAAATGGGTATTGAGCTTCAGTATAGAATTTCTTACGCTGAGTTAAATGCCGCTTCGCAAACTTGCACGTCGATGTCAAGTCCCATATTTGTACGAAGTCTTTGTCTTTAGCCTTTCTTACGCCTCTACCAATGCTCTGAATAACACGAACAAAAGACTTGCCAGGTTCAAGAAGAACAAGATTAAAGATCCTCGGTATATTAAGTCCAACAGCGGCGACTCCGTAGGTTGCGATAATGACCTCATTAGTCCCTTCACGAATCGTATCATATGTTTCTTTCCTGTCTTTTACTTTAACAGCACCGCTAATAAATGTACTGCCCGGAATCATCTCGGCTAATGCTTGTCCGGCACTAATTCTGTCTACAAGAATAAGTGTGTTGCCTGTTTGCGATACCTTGTTCATCATCTTGCCAATGTATTCTAAGCGTTCAGTATTAGTTGTTAGGTATTTTAATTCGCTTTGATAATCAGTATGCACTACTGTATCAATTAGCTGACATACATTAACATGACACTCTGATAGCACGCCTTTGTCTTGTAATTCTTTTGCTGTAATCTGTCCAATCACTGGACCTAGACTTGCGTGAATACTTTCAAATTCAAACTTCTCTTTGGGCACTGTACCAGTTAGTCCCCAGCGAATTGGAGCATTTCTTAAGTTTCGTGTAAGCAAATTCTTTAGCACTTCTGCTTTGGCCTGGTGTACTTCGTCGACAATAACTGCGCTCACACCTTCAAGGAACTCTGCAAGTGATAATACTGCACTTCCGTCCTTGTGTTTCTTGTCAAGAATATTCAAACTCTGCCAAGTACAAATAGTATGAGTCTTACCGAGATTCTTTCTGTCTCCGAAGTACACCCCAACGTCAAGTCCGCAATTGATGTAGTCTTCTTCAGTTTGTTCAACAAGTGACTTGTTTGGAACAATAACTAGACTACGTCCGTACGGCTCGACCATATGCGATAATGTTGCTGTAGTAATTGTCTTACCTGCACCAGTAGCAATCTGTTGCAAGCTCTGCGGGTTAGCTAAGAAGTTGTTAATTGCATCAACTTGATAGTCTCGAAGCATAATGTCTTCGCCTTCAGCAGGATGACCTTTAGGCCATTTAACACCTTGGTCAGCCCAGTAGCTTTCTGTTACTGGTGTAAACTTTAAAGTAATAGGGTGTCTGTTGTCTTGAATGTCTACTATTTCGACATTATTTTTTCCAAGAATATCACAAACAACATCAAGATGATTGACGTAGCCTGTACCGCCAATGCCAAAAAAAGCAACTTTACCGTCCCATCGTCCCAGTTTATACTGGGGCATGTGTTTAGCATAAGGCACTTCAAACTTAAGAGCATTGGCGAGCTTTCTTCGTACATCTACATCTAGTCCTTCTAGTTTGATGTTTACTTCGTCTTCAATTATTAATCTACAACTAGCCATAAAATTTTGAATACTTCCTAAATGGGCTCATGCTCTCTTCTCTATAAACAATTAAGTCGCAATTGAATTCTACATAAGCGTTTACTAGTCTATCTAATCTACTGTTATAAGAGATAGCAGTGTGTGGTTTCCAGTCACCGTTAACTAAGAGTTTCGGTAATGTATCTGTACTAATATATACTATTTTTGTTGATTTGTCAACCCAATTATTCAATTTCCTATCTTTTACTAATGTATTAAATCCTACATCACTTCCGTCTAGTCTAAAAAGAACACTTGATGATTCAAACGGCAATATGTCTCTATAATAAGTTACTAATTCGTGTAGCTGTTCTTCTGCATTAATTTTATCTAAAATTATTAACAACGGAAATCTATCTAAATCCCAAAGAGCAGATAATACCGATTGTGTATCATATTCAATTGGACTTAACATGAGCTGTGCTGTTTCTCGATAAGCTATCTTGTTTAATAGTGTATCGTCTGGCAAGGTATCAATAGTTTCGATACCATACTTAAATCTTCTATCAACATATTTGATTAAGTTTGTTTGATCAAGATCGCCTAATTCGTCTACTATTAATTTGCGAGCAGTTGCATTAACATTCTTAAGTTCTAAGTTATAGATACCAGGAATATAATTTTCATGTGAGTTTTTTATTTGTTTAATTTTATTATAAACATCGATTAGTTCTGCATCAATCTCAAAACTTGTATCGACAAATTCAGTTAAGATTGAAAATACACTTTGTTCTGAATATTCAAATGTATGCTCGTGTGATCCTTTACTGTGCTCATATCCGGTAGCATTAGTTTTAGCTAATTCTAATTTTATAATATCTTTCTTACTAAACGGAAATCTAATTTTAATAGTATTGTCTATAATTTTAATATATTTGGTTCTGTCAATCTGACGCAATGGGTTCCGTAGTATATTAACAGCACCAACTACATCATACTCTAACGCAGTAAATTGATCAGCGTATGATAGTAGTTTTTCTTTAACTACTTCGTACTGACGATCAGTAAGTGCAACTCCTTTATGCACTTGGCGTGCAATACTTCGAAGAATTGTTTGATCGCTAGATTGGATTACAAAAGATACATTCCCTTGTAGTCCAGTCAATAATTCAAGATATGATTCTATTGTTTTCTCAGCCATACAAGTAGTATAACGTATTATAGCTTACTTGTCAAGTTATTTAATGGTAATCCTGCTGCAATTTCTTCTATAGTGTATTCAGTGTGAGCGTAGTCATTGAGCCATTGTGTTCTATCTGGCATCATTGGAGATTCTATATCGTGCATAAAGTCAATGTCATTACCGACGTCATACGCTAAAGATGCGGACCCTACAAACGCCGGAACGCCGTTTAGTACACTGTGTATGCCCGGGTTGCTGCTGTAGCTTACAGTAGCGTGTACGTTGTTAAACGACATATCAAAGTCATCATATGTACCATTTAATTTTACAGGATTTTGCCTGTATACATTTTTAAATTCTTTTTCGATATGTTGTAATGGGCATCGAGGATGAGGCCGAAACAATATAGGACGATCAGTATGTGCTCTTATGCCATCTATAGTATTCATCACCCATTGACTCATCCTAGGCATATGTTGCCACTGCAAACTTTTATCGTGCTGACCTGCTATTAGTATATACTCGCCGTCTGTACGCCAGGGCTTTAAAACAAGTCCGAGAAGATTAGCACGGTCACTAGTATTCCCCATATCCCCAAAATAAGCATCTCTATTAATACCATTTAATCCCACCTTCCAAGTTGTGCCTCGTTTAATTCCACCGACTTCAAGTACTATAACTGGTTTCTTTTTGTTCTGTGCGTTCTTCCAAACAAGTTGGTTTTGAGCCATTCTTCCGTTAAACAGTACGCTCCAAATAACATCAACGTCGGAGTCATTGCTATTATCGTCAGTGCTAAAACCAAGGGCGCGACAACCCTCTCGAAAAGCATCAAAGACAGGTTTGCTATTAAGTGCGCCATATTGTGTCCATAAACTAAATTTCATCTGTTAAATACCATATAGCATATTTACACGAGGAACACAATGTCAGCAATAACTGTGGTAACAACATTTCACCCAGCAGGGTTAACAACATATGGACAAAGATTTTTAGATAGTTTTGCAGCAAAGGTTGACAAACGTATTAAATTATTAGTGTATGCAGAAGATTGTAAACCAATTAATCCCGATCCAAGTCGTATTGAAATACTTGATGCCCGAACAGCACTTCCAAAATTAAATGCTTTTAAAGAACGCTGGAAAGATGTACCCAAGGCAAACGGTATTCCGCCGGATGATATTAAAGCAAGGCGTCCTAGAGATTGGAACAAAGAATTTAAATGGAACGCTGTACGCTTTGCTAATAAGACATATGCAGTGTATGACGCTTGTGAACGTAGCAAAGGATGGTGTGTATGGATGGATGCAGATAGCTTTATCCACAGTCCTTGGAGTTACGAAGAGTTTAAAGATCTACTTCCTAGCAATGCTTATATTACATATGTTGGTAGAGGTAAAGGATCTCAGACTTGGCCGGAGTGTGGGTTCTACGGTATGAATCTAAATCATCCTGTGTGTCATAGTTTCTTAGAAGACTTTGAGCGTATGTACGAAGATGCTGAGAACGGTATCTTTACCTTAGAAGAATGGCACGACAGTTATGTGTTCGGTGAGCTACTAAAGAAGTATAGTGAATTTCCATCGCATGATTACAGTGCAGAAATGTATCTTAAAGAAGCAAAGACTGGTGGAGGCGGACATCCGTTAATTAATGGTCCACTAGGCAAGTGGATGGACCATATGAAGGGTGTTCGTAAAGAAGAAGGTCGTAGTCGGTCAAAAGACATCATGGTAAATAGAACTGAAGACTACTGGAGTAATAAGTGAAGCCAATTTTATTTAAAGTAATGGAAAGCATTATAGGCAATGCTAAGTGTGAATTCATTGGAGAGATCGGAACGCACAAGGGAGGTACTGCAAAACAATTTATTAATTTCTTTGCTCCTAGAGTTGAAAAACTAACGTACCATGGATATGATGTATTTGACTTTGGAATAGATAATGTTGAATTCCACAAAGGCGAACGCAATGGTAAAGCACCTGTAAAATTAACTACTGCAAATATTACTTTTGATAAAGTTAAACGAAAACATCAAAATATAGATATTAAATTGTTTAAAGGATTTACAACTGATACCTTAGAAACTACTATATTTGATTTTGTATATATTGACGGTGGTCATAGTTACGAAACTGTAAAGCACGATTATAGTAAAGTTAAAGACAGTAAAATTATTGTGTTTGACGATTGCAAGATTCCCGGAGTTCGGCAAGTAATTAATGAAATTAAAGAATCTGGAATAGACGTCGAAATGGTTACTACTCCGTCAAAGCACATTTGGGCAGTTGTTAGGAATTAACGTACTGCCTCATATGACGCCAGGCACTGCCGTCTTCTAGTTCACTGAACTTCCAATGAAACATACTAATACGTTCTAGCCAATGCTGTCTGTCAAACTGTTGTGGTGATTCTAACTTCTCAAATCCAAGATGTGCTACTTCGGCACATTGACTTTTAGTAGCGTCTGTAATAAATGCGCTGTATCCCATAATAATAGGTCCAACAATGCTACTGCTATTATGATTAACAACAGCATGACAATTTTGTAAATCTTCTACTATTGTTCGGTTAATAGGGCTTACGGTAACATGTTTAATTTGATTTAATAATCGCTGTATTTGAGGAGATCTTCTATTAGTTTGATTATCACTAGGATGCAATCTTACAATAATAGGTCTGTCAGAATGCACTCGTATTTTCTTACAAGTATCTAAAAGCCATGTATCTAAATTTACCTTACCCATGCTCCATCCGCCGTTGCGTTGAGCACAAATAAGAATATGCCTACCGCTAACTTTTGTATCTTCTATTTTGATGTTTAAGTCTTTAGATATTTGTTGCCAACGACTAGAGTCTATACTATCATCAAAATAGTTTCCTGTATTAGGAAACACTACATAAAAACTGTATCTTAAATAATGGTGGTTGTTTTGATTATTAGCGTAAAGAAATAAATTAGAATCAGCAGTACATACGTGTGTATTGTCAGTGCGATCAATTACACGCTGTCTTAATTGTAAGTGAGGTAAATTTTTTCCGTGCTCGTGCTGCCAACCTTGTATCATGCCTACATCACAATGCTGTAAATTAAATCCCCGATGTAATATTCCTGTATCGCCTGCTGCATTTACACCTTGTGTAAATTTTTTTAAGATATTAAATTTTTCTTCGCTTTTGTTTTTAGCAGGAATTACATTGTAATAACTAACGACCTTCATTGACTATGCTCCAAGCATACCCGTTCATCATCTCAGCTCGACTAAATTGACAATAGCTAAGATGTGCCATTAATGCAGTCATTTCATCTTTATCTGGAATATGCAATTTTTCAACATCAGCTAGACTAGTATTGCATACCATAGACGCACAATTAGGTCCTAGTGTAATAGCAGGCTTTCCTACCATTAGTGCTTCTAGTGCTGCAATACTATTGTATGTAATTAAGCAATGAACATTTTGATCAAGAGCTGCTTCTAAAGAATTATTTGCAATTCGATCTGTACGCACCGGTTTAAGTCTAACTTCAATTGGTCGATCAGTATATTGTTTTAACTGTTCAGTTACAGATTGAATCCATTCTTCTGGACTAGGTTGATTAAATAATTTCATTACTTTGTCACTTGGCGGAACTAATAAAATTTTCTTGCCATCTCTAAACTTCTTATATTTCCAACTAAGCAATCTATCGTGCGGGCGTTCAATAATAGGTCCTAGATTTTGTAAGTTATTCTTTGTAACTCTGTGCCAACCTTTTGATTTGCTTTTACTGTTTCCAAAGTATCCAGTATCAATGGCATAAAAATCTCTACCAGTATTCCAGCAATGGACTACTGCTTCTCTGCTGCTTTTACCAACACCTCTAATAATCAATGGTGACGATGTATTTTGTTCAGCCTCCCATGTACTTAATTTTCCGTTAACACCAATGCTTAACGCTTCTAAATATTCATCGTATACATAAGATTTATTATTGTAATTTAAATCATCGTTAAATATTGCAGCAACTTTATGTGTCTTACTTTCTTGAAATTTGTTTTGGATAATTGCCATTGCCTGTTCCTCTGTGTATCCGTAATATTGACCAGTGGGATCAATTGTTGAATATGCTAATGCTTTGATTGGTTCTTTTAAATGATCAGGCAACGTTAAATCCATAACTGTTTTAGTACCTGTACGTTCATTTACTAATTTTACTGCTGTATTATGTTCTTCTTTTAATAGGTATTGTCTTTCGGCACGATAATATTCACTTGCATATTCACAATCATAATATTCTTTAAACCAAGGACCACCTTCTGTGTAGTGTAAGAACTTTGGCTTGCCGTCTTTAGGTTCTTTATACCAGCCTACTAACCAATTCCATTCGTGGCTTAAACTACCTATTTCGCTATCTTTTAACCAACTAAATCTATGCAAATACTTGCCATCTATCTTTGGATCATTAACAAATTCTTTAGTAAGTACACTATTGCTAGGATGTGAACAATTGATTAACATCATACTTGACCAATTTTTACGTGGATATACTGTTTGCTTTTGCCCATCCATTTTAACTCCTTCTTTAGGAGTGTAGTCGTGATGCGCACACATTACAGCAAACTTATCATTGCGTTGGGCAAATAATTTTTTAACGTCTTCTAATGCCACAAAGTCACAATCAATAAACAATGCCCATCCATTAAATCCCATCATCTCAGGTACAAGGAATCGTGTAAATGTAAATTCCGTGCTAGCTAGTTTATCTTCGTCTCTCCAATATATACGATTTCTTTCACGTAACTCTTTTTGTTTTAACGGAATAACTTCAATAGGAACACTTGCAGTCTCAAGTAAACTGTACTTGCAGGTTTGGTATGCTATATCTTCTCTGCTGTCCCAGCCTACGAAAATCTTTAAAGGTTCCATTAATCTCTTCTCTCTATATCATCTTCTGTGAGTGTTACACCCATCCAAACTTCTACAACTCTAGCAGTTACATCGCCTATGTTAGTTGCCTTGTGCCATGTTCTATGAGGAATATCAATACTGCTTCCGGGATAGTATGTTTTAGATTTAGTATCTCCATTTTGGTACTCTAAATCCATACGTATAATACCTTCAACAACATGCCAGTGCTCTGAGCGTTTAGAATGGCGTTGGTCGCTTAGTGCTTTGCCTGCGTCAAATTCAAGTTGTTTAACTTGCCAACCATCGCCTTTGTCTAGCACAGTGTATCTGCCCCATGCACGTTCTGTAGTAGGTTGGCCCCATTCTTTAAGAATCCAACTACTTGAATTTTTCTTATCCTGGCCGCCTACTCCGTAAGCAAAACTAACTTGGCCTTCGTCATAGTAATGGCGCTCTTCAGGAACATTACCTTGCTTGCGATCGCCACCGTTAGCAAATATAACTCGTAGATCAGGATCGTAGTCTCGGTCTCTTAACACTTGTTCAATTGCATTTGATGCTGTTCCGTCACTATCGTCAAATGCAATTACTTCGTCTACCATTGACAAATTGCCAACAATGGCAGCACGTTCTTGCCAAGGCATAAAAGGACGACCCTTCTTTTGAGTAAGCCAATTATCGGAATTTAATCCAACTACTAAACGATCGCCTAGTGCTTTTGCTGCTTTGAAGTAGGCAAGGTGCCCGCTATGTAAAGGGTCAAACCCTCCTGTGACTAATACTACATTGTTCATGTAGATATTTATATGCGTAGTTTATATAAATTATTTTTTATGAAAATTATTTTCTACAAGTTTCATTTTTTAAAAACCAATCCGTATTTTTTAAAAAATTTACGTTTCATTGAACTCTTTTTTCTAAGTTCTTTTGTTAGTCTTTGATTAAAAGTAAATCCGTATTTTTCAAATATTGCTATCCAGTATTCTTCCGTATTGCAGTTTACATGATGATGCCCTGGAGTATTAGGAGGAGCAAATGTCATGCAAACAGTTTTTCCTGAAGAAAAAGTTTGCATAAAATTATCTAGATATTTTTCTTCCACATGCTCAACAAACTCACAACTCCAAACTAAATCGAAACTTTTATCAAATGTCAAAGGGCCGTTTGTATAATCGTGTATGCAAACTTTATTTGGATTTTTTCTTTCAACTTTAAAGTCTCCATCTACTCCTTGCACATCATATCCCAACGATAACGCTTCGTCAAGCATGCCTCCTGGACCGCAACCAATATCTAAATAAGATGTAGCACCAGCTTTTTTAAAATACTCTAAAATGTTTTTATCGATGTGAGTTATGCCGCAATGGCCTCCTAAATGTGTTGGTAAATTCATAATACTTCCTTTAAATGACTCCACATCAAGCCGTTTGTAATTTCTTCATTATTCCAAATTGTGTATGCAATTTTATTACACCAAGTACTTATGTCAATATTATAATCCAGGGATTCAATTTTCGATAAATCCTTGTGTCCTATATCATATGCACTTGAGGTAGAACTTAATGTAAAAATAGGGATTCCTTTTTCAACTGCTTCAACTGCACTATTACTGCTATAGGTAACAACACAATATGCATTATTTAGATCTTCTTCTAATCCTTTGCCGCCATTTAATGTAGTCGTAGAATTATAATTTTTACTAACACTTATATTTTTATATGCATTGTTTAAATTCTCTTCTAACGCATAAAAAGTTTTTGCACCAACCGGATGAGGTCTAACTACAATAGGTCTGTCAGTATACCGTCTAATAATTTTAATTTGCTCAATTATATAACTATCGAACGAATTGTATCCTGCATTATACATTTCTATTAATGCACTGTCTTTCTCTAATTGTCCCATTATAAGAATACTGTCTCCAGGACTATTCCAGTCAGCAAAAGATATGCCTGTATCTTTTTGTATTTTGTTCCAGCGATAATCATCTACATTGTTATTGTTAAAATTACCAATGCCGTTTTTATAACTGGTCCAGCCCCAACGTTTATAATTTGGCAGTTGTCTTACCGCACCCTCTTCGCATACTAAAAAAGGTTTGTTAGAATCCAGTATAAATTTATAGATAGGGTTAAGTTTATTATTAAGATAAGGGTTATAAATGTTAAACTGCACATATACATCTATATTAGCAGAAGTATATCTATTAGAGGTCATTAATGTATCCGGGCTAAATCCTTTTGCCCAACCTTCTAAAATTTTTCCTTTGTTTAATTTTTTAGTATTAAAAATTATCATTTAACAAAGTTTTAATTAATTTATCACCGTGATTAGAAATCCAATCTTTGTATAACTTTCGATCAGTTTCCATATTAGAATTAACTTGGTTATAAGTTTCATCTAAAGATGTTTTTCCTGTTGACCAGTGTACGTGTTCAACTACAATATCTTCACGTAATACAATACAATTTAATCCTTCGCCGATGTATTGCCAGCTGTCATCTAAGAAAAAATGTTTAGTAGCAGGATGCCCAAACCAACCAACTGCTCTTACTAAATCTCCGCCACAAACAGGATGTGTGGGCAAATGTTTCTTTTTCTGTTTACCTAAGTCATCAGGATGGGCAATTTTACGTAAGCCTGCTTCTTCAACAAGCTGTTTGTCCCAGTAGTTAGTACGAGGAACAATATCATCTGCTCCTAATCCGTACCAATCTTCGTTAGGATACTTATGAAACATTTCTTCCATTGCTGCTTTAAGTCCTTCCCTAGGACCAACAACTACTTCAAATGTATTAGGATAATCTAACGCAAGATATTCTTCTAACTTAGGATCATCGTCGTCTAATCTAACGTAGACTTTGCTACTGCCTTTAGTTGCAATATATGCTTCTATAAATCTTTTTAAGTTGTGAGGACGACCTCTAGTTGGTAAACTCCACATTATAATAACCCCGGGTTTGCTGTTAAACTTGCAGTACTGATATTGTTACCTTCTGCATAAAATGGATGCAATCTTGCTATAGTCGGCACTGTAGTCTTAAGATTAACTATCCTTGAATTAATTTGTTGATCTGCAGGACGATGACCGTTTACATTAATAAAATTAATAAGTTTTTTAGCAGCGTGAGGCTTTATTATATAAGAGTATGCACCTTTAAAATAATCTCTTAATCCGTATTTTACTACCTTTATAGGATTATTAGTATAATCTTCTACAGTTACTTTTAGATCTTTTTCTAAATCTAAATCACTATTATAAGTTCTGCTATACGGATCCAGTCTATCTAATTTTAGTACATCATCAAACTGATCTAATAATAGCGGATCAATCGGTCGTATTAAGTAACCGTCATGTTCTAGAATAACAATAGGTTCATTTAACTCTATACACTTTTGCCAAAGATAGTAATGGCTAAAAAAACATCCAACTACACCTAGTCTATCTTTTTTAAATTTTCCGTGTTTTTTTATATTTGTGTTCTTGTAATGAAACTCTGCATCATTGCCGTTTATTGCTTTAAAATATTCAGGGCGAAGTCCATATTTTACAGCTTGAAGCAAACATTCTTCTGCCATTTGACAAGAATGTTTGTTTTCTTCTAAGCGAATAATAAAACTCTTGATCACAGACTTGCGTCTTCCATTCCTGCTACACGTAGTTTAACTACGTTTGTAATCTGCCATTGCTTTTGATCAAGTGCTTTAAGAACGCCTAACCACTTGTTGCGCATTAGTGCAAATTCGTTAATAATCTTTTCATAGTCAACAACATCTGCTTCGCCATCGACATAACGTTCTACGTCACGACTTGACAAAGCACGTTGATAGTTTTCAAGATATTTTTTAAAATACGAGCTACGCAACCTACGTAGCTCGATATTTAAATAGTTGAGGATAGCTTCAATCTCTTGAAGTTGATTAAAGCGTTGTTCAACAATGCCTGGCATTTCAGCCGCCGCACGTTCTACATTACCTTTGAGTTTTACCTCTTGTTTTGCAGATAACAATTCGTTTTCATAATGCGCTACTGCATCAGGAATTTTAGAAATGTCACGCGATACGTCTGAATACCAGCCCATTATTAGTCCTCATCTTCCCATGGATCATCTTGTTCGTAATTTTCTTCATCAATGTCTAAGAAGTAATTAATTGCACCGTCTAGTACTGCATCTGAACCTAGCGTACTAGTTAGTGTATCATCTGCTACACCGTAGTCAGCTAACAAATCAACGAACCGCTCGGCTGCAAGTTCTTGATTCTTTTTATCAATGTACTCTTTAAATAAAGTCCACACTTCTACAATTTGACTTTCATCCATGGATTATTCCTCGTAAGTTTCTTCGATTAAATCAGTTGTATCATTTTCTACAACATCGTCGGTATTTACCACTGCTGCTGTTTTTTCATTGTACTCTGACATAATCATGTCCAATTTAGGACCGATCCATTGCTTACGATAATCAAGATGTTCAACGCCTGCTAAGTCAACGTACTTGAGTCGATTGCCTTGCTTTTCTAACAAGCCTTTCTTCTCAAACAATTCAACTAGACCTGAATAAGGATTCATACCAGTTTCATAAGGAATCTTAACCTGCACACCTTCGAACGGTTTTGCATAGCGTGTCTTCATTACTTTACAACCAGCACGGATGCCCATTACTTCTGAGATCTTATTGCCGTCTTCATCTTCTTTCAACTTCATCTTCTTCATTGCAACAACAATACTTGATGCATAGATAAAGCCTGAGCCGCCGCTGATCTTATCGTCTGGATCAAACATATCTTGTGAAGCATATGTGTGGTTAGTACAAACTAAGCCTACATTGTAGCTACCAATCATGTTTACAGTATTGCGGACTAATGAAGTTAGTGCTTTAGGCTTACGGCCCATATCACCCTTCATATCACCCTTTTGGAACTGATCAACGTCAGTAGGCGTTAACAGCATACCAAGTGAGTCAATTACAAACAATACTTTAGGACGATCTTCTTCAGCCATTGCTTTGTAATCTGTCATGAAAGTTGAGATAGTTTTCGCTACATCATCAATCATTGCCATATTAAGTTTAAGCAATTTATCTTCGCCTGTTTGCACACCTAGTGCATGCAACCAAGTTTCATCAAGTGCATTCTCTGAGTCAATTAGAACTACAAAGATACCTTGATCTTGTGCGTGTTTGATAATGTTTCCTGAACAGAAATAACTCTTACCTGCTCCTGATTCACCTGCAAACACAGTTACCTTACCTAGCGGAACACCTTTGTGAAAGTCGCCACTGATAAGAAAGTTTAATGCGTATGATCCTGTTGAAATCCAATCAGTAGGATCGTTAAATCCAGCACTCACGCCTGAGATACTTTTAGTCAAGTCCTTACGAAACTTGCTAACGTCAAATGATTTAGCCATGTTTTCTCCTAATATAAAAAGCGGCAAAGGCTGTAGACTTGTTTTTAAAAATACAAGCCTACAGCGTTGTTTTTACTGACCTTGACGTGCGCGGATCATTGCTAGAATGTCTTGTGCGCCGCCGGCTGCTGGTGCTGCTGCTGGAGCAGATTCTGCCGCTACTTCTTCGTTAGACTTAAAAGGAACGTCATCTTCTACTGCTGGAGCAGGTGCTGCTTGTGCTACTGGAGCACTTTGACTCACAGCAGTTGCGCCTGCGCTTGCTGCTACTTGCGGATCACCAGTACGAGCTGCCATACCGCTTGGACGGAAGTATTGACTCCAGCGATCTGCATCATATGCTTCACCGTCTACTGACGCTTCAAACATTTCTTTGATCACTTTAAGTGCAACTTCATCTGGCTTCTTAGGAAGGAAGTCATTCATGTTGTACAAGCCATGTGTGTTAATTGCTTGCATTTCTGCATCACTCAGTGGACGCTCACGACGTGCCCAATTGCTTGTGCCGTAGTCTGCGTAGCCACCTTTAGATGTCTTGTTAAGACGGAAGTCAACACCAGCAGTGTAATCTGTTGGCAATTCTTCCATATCTGGATCCATCAAAGCTGCTTTGATGATCTGGAATACTTGAGGACCAATAATGAATCGACGAATTGGATTCTCTGGCTTTTCTTCTTGTAACGGATTGTCAGTTACAAAACCTTGGAAAATGTATGAACGCTTTTTCCAGTACTTACGACCCATATCTTCCAATGAAGGATCTTTAAACCAACCACGTACTTCTGAAAGGATTGGGCAAGACTCTCCGTACATTTCCATACATGGAACTTGTACTTGTACAGGGCGTGAATCAGTTTCACCTTTAATACCTGCAAATGGAAGTTTGATAATCAAACGCTCTTTCCAGAAGAAAGTGTTTTCAGTATCGCCATCTGGAAGGAAACGCATCGTTGCTGATTCGCCTTCTTTAATATTCCAAAATGGGTAAATTGCGTTGTCGCCGCCGGACGATTGTCCGTTGCCGCCTGTGCGGGCTTCTTGTTCTTTGAGCTTTGCTCGGATTTCTGCTAATGATGCCATAGTATATGCCTCCTAAAATGTTATGCCTATGTGCAGTAGCGTTATTGCTACTAGTGCCTTTAAGTGTATAGCACAGTATTAAGTATACTGCAAACTATACAAAGTGTCAAGTCTTTTCTTGAAAAAACTTAGAAAATCAACTAGGTATTTCAACCTAGTAAATTATTTATGCCTTTTTATAGTCCAGCTAATTTTTTAATACTTGTTAAGTCTTCCGATTCTCTTCTTAGAGCTCTTAGTGGTGCATCATCATACGTACTACCTGTATTGCCTTGGCGTCTAGTTTGACGTGGCAAGCTAAATCCTTTCCCGTCATCTTTCTCTGCGCCTGCTTTCTTGCCCTTCATCAACTCGGATGGTGTAGGTGATCCTGCTGCTTTCCATGCATTGATATTTGGTGTACCATCTGGATTAAAAAACTGAGGAGCAAGTTTCATCATTTCTGCTCTATGCTCTTTTTCTGCTCGAGCATTTCTAGCGTCTTGATCTTTCCAACGTTTTTGATTTCTTGTTGCTAAGTCTGCATTAAACTCTTTACGTTTTGCTGCTAAATCTGACGGGCGTCTAATACCATATTTTTTAGCTAACAAATTTCTACGCATCTCTTGTTCACTACTAAACGAAGTCATGCCCATAAGTGCTTCTAATTCGTCAAACTCGTTTTTATAATCATCATTGTATGTACCGTTATTTGAATAACTAGGACGTCTATAACTAGCATCACGCTCCGGGTCACGACCAGGTCGATAATTAACACGCACATCATCGATACCGCCCTCGTCTATTTCCTCGTCTTGTTCAACTGTTGGTTCCATTACGGTTCCTGTCTCTTCAAATCCAAAATCGTCAACTATCGGATTGCTTTGAACATTTAATTCTTCATACTTTGCATTGATTGCTTCGATGAATGCCTTCGCTGGAGTAATATACTGTTCGCCATAGTCTTTTTCTACTGCTGTTAATATTGCTGTTTCACCTTTTGGAAACTGTCCAGTTTCACGATCAAACATACTAAGAACAAATTCAGTAACTGGAGTCTTTTGTTCTTCCACAGCCTTTTCTTCTTCAACTTCGCTATCCTTAGATTCAGCAAACTGACCCATTAGCTCATCAAAACTATCTTCTAGTTGTGATTCATAGCTTTTAAAACCACCTGGAGGTAAGCCACGTGTTCCGCCACTTTGCATATCGCCCATGAAGTAACCAATTTCTAGTTTCTGACCCGGCTTTAATGATCTTGGATCAGTGATGCCGTTTAATTCTAAAATATCTTTTGCACCCGCTTTAGTATCACCGTCATAGTTGCTATCAGCAAATCTATCAGCGATTGACCAAATTGTGTCACCTGGCTTAACTACATATGAATCAGCAGGTTGTGTGTTACCTAAATCTGACGGACGAGCTTTTGGACGAGGACTTGTTGCAGGTGCGCTTGCGCCATCAACATCTTGTGGAATTTCCATACCGTCTTGATAAATGCCGCCGTCTTCTTCACCTAGTAAATCAGCAGCAGTTAGCTCTTTAGCTTTAGTTGCTTCACTTACTAATTTGTAAATGTATGGGAACACATCTGATAATTCTTCATTAAACTGTTTAATAGTTAACTGGTCGATCCAATTTTCTTTTACATCTGCAGGAACATCTTCCATTACTGCTGCTTCAAATGAACCAATTGCTTCTGCATAATAGCTAGGCTTCTGAAGGCTTTCAATTGTCTTTTTAACTGATTTAATACGGTCATTTACAACGTCAGTGTATCCAGCTAAACTTTCTGCCATTACAGCACTGCGGCCCATGTAATTCTTGAACTTGCGGAGTTTGTTCATTTCTTCACTTAGACTAACAATATGTGTACCAAACTCATCAAATGGTTTGCCACCTTCTGCAACGTGACGTGCCATTGCTCTTGCACCACTTAGGTGTTTGAATGGATACATGAATCGTTCGCCGTCTGCGCTCTCAATGTATATCTTTCCAATGCTGCGTGTGCGTCCGCCTGCAATTTCTGTGTTAACGCTTTCAGTGTGCTTAACAACTAGCCTTGCGCCATCTACCTTTTGATAGCTTACACGGTTCGTTCCGTACATCTTTGATTCACTCATTGTTTCTTCTCCGCGATTTTGTGCTAAAAATTTATAATCTCTTTTGTCAAGATTAGACTTGTTGATGTTACGTGTATCAAATGTCATTAATCGTTTCTTGCTAAACTGTCTCATTTCCTTTAAGAAATTGTACCAATTCTCTTTTGTAACGTCATCTTGTTCTGATACAAAACTATCACTGTACATAATTTCGACGCTGTTTTCGCCTAAACTTACACTTACTTTTCCTAAGTTTATATCACCTTCTTTGTAATCAAAATCAAAGAATCGTGCATCTG